GCCTGGCGCCTGGCCGGGGAGACCTCCGGTGGAAATTGACTAAAGGGGCTCCAGTGGAAAATGACCAGAGACCTCCGATGGAAAATGACCTCCAGTGGAAATAGACTTAAGTGTTGCTATAGTCTTTACTAACTCTAAATAGTCTGTAGAAGTATATTTCTTAAGAATCACTTAAGAATATTTTACTTTCTAGGTTTTTTGTAGTCAATATCTACATGATTGTTTGTTTACTGTGTCAACTTGTCACACTTGCACCCTACAGTGGAAATTGGTAAAATGCGCGAGGAAGGAGAATTACATGGGTAAGATGAAAGCAATCTACACAGATATGTGTATCGAAGCGTATGACTGTGGTTACATAACAGCTTATGGGGGCTACAGTGGAAATAGTGTGCCTGATAGGTTTGATCAAGTAAAAGATTATAAAGATGCTTATGAGGATGGTTACAGAGAAGGTAGGAGAGTGAAATGGGCGAAGCAATAATAGCATTACTTATATTGATAGTACTTATAGGTGGGTTTATCTGGGTCGTGTGGAGTGAGTTAAGCAAATGAGTGAATTAACCCATATACCGTGTCCAGATAAAATAAACTGTGGGAGTAGTGATGCCTACTCTTTCAACACAGAAAAACAAGTAGGCAAGTGTTTCTCATGCGATCAGTATTTCTTCGATCAGCACGAGCCCTTAAAGCATAAACGTAGGAGTGATAAAGAAATGGCATTTGATGCACCAGAAGAAGTTGTAGTTGACTATAAGTACTTGCCCTCAAGGGGTATCTCGGTAAAGACTATGGAAATGTACGATGTACGTAGTTATACCGATGATGGTGGTAACGTAATTAAGCAAGAGTATATGTACCCGTCAGGTGGTAAAAAGATTAGAGTTATGCCTAAAACTTTTTCTGCTCAGGGTCTATCACAAGATGAGCTTTTTGGCATGAACTTGTTCCCTGCAGGTTGCGCTAAGATCGTAACGATAACTGAAGGTGAGATAGATGCGTTGTCAGTACAAGAGATGATGCAGGGCAGGTCTATACAGCCCGTAGTGTCTTTACCCTCTGCTACGCCCTCTAAAAGGCTATGGGAAAGATGTAAAGACTGGCTAGATACATTTGAGAAGATAGTTCTAAGTGTAGATAATGATGCTGCAGGTAATGCAGTTGCATCTAAGATCTTCAATATGTTTCCCAATAAGACCTATAGGGTTAAACACGACGTTTATAAGGACGCAAACGACTTTCTAACTAACAACGCTAATCGTGAGTTTACTAACGCATGGTGGAATGCTAGAAAGTATACACCTGAGAATATTCTAAATACGTCAGAGCAGTTTGTAGATCTGTTTAGAGAATCACCTGACTACAACTATGTACCTACAGGTATAGAGGCGCTTGATGATAAGATCATGGGACTTATGCAAGGTCACTTCACTGTGATCAAAGCCCCGACTGGCATAGGTAAGACTGAGGTTATGCGCTACTTAGAGTACAATATGCTACAAAGGAAAGTTCCTTTCGCATCTTGGCATCTAGAAGAAACAAAGTTACGCAGTGTCTTAGGTCTTGTGTCCTATCACCAAAACCAGAATCTTACACGTAGGGATATCATAGAATCACTTGGTCTACATGATGTAGTAGAGCAATCTATCAAAGAGATAACTAAAGATGAGATGTTTTATCAATTCTATATGCCTGACGGTAGCGACACAGACGACTTCATAGAGCAGATACGGTATCTAAGTCAGGGTTGTGAGTGTAAGTATATATTCTTCGAGCCAATCCAAGATGTAGTCGTAGGGCAATCTGAGGAGAGTAAAGAGCAACAGCTTGCTGACTTGTCCGTAAGACTGTCAAAGCTAGCTGCAGAGCTAAACGTAGGTATAGTTACTATCGCACATACTAATGAGAACGGTGATCCTAAGTACTGTAAGATGATAGGTCAACGTGCTTCTGTTATCATAGACCTATACAGAGATAAGTTAGCTGAGGATGATCAGGAGCGTAACACTACACAACTTAGAGTTGAGAAGAACAGACCTTGCTCTGAGGAGGGTAACGCAGGTACTCTATTGTTTGACTCTATGAGTTTTACTTTACAGGAGACACACTCTTGAAACCTATAGATGATGAAAAGCTTCTCGGTGAGTTTATGCTTACGTGGGAAATAGGTCAGATATGTAAAGGTGAACGACCACCCTTGCCCAATACCCCTGCGGTAGCTACTGCAAACAGTCGTCAGGACGTTATCGACACATTAAAAGTTTTATATAAAATGTACGGTTTTATAGATAGGGACTTGATAAATAAATGTGGGGATGTTAAGAGACCTGTAGCAAACCGTTTTATGAAGGTTTGGCAAGACATAGGAGATGAAATTGAAAATACTAGTAGCTTGTGAGTTCTCAGGTACTGTAAGGGATGCCTTCTTAAATAAAGGGCATGAGGCAGTATCTTGTGATCTTTTAGAGGGAGAAGGTTACGGTCCTCATTACAAAGGGGATATACGTGACATCTTATTCGAGGATTGGGATATGGTTATAGCCCACCCACCTTGTACTTACTTGGCAAACAGTGGCGTATCTTGGTTGCATAAACAACCATCCCGATGGGCTAAACTAGATGAGGCTGCACAGTTCTTTAATATGTTCTTAGATTTACCTATTGAGAAACTCTGTGTAGAAAACCCTATAATGCATAAGTATGCTAAGGAGCGTATTGGATATCGTAATCAAAGTCAGGTTGTACAGCCTTGGATGTTTGGACACATGGAGCAGAAGGCTACTTGTCTATGGCTAAGAGGTTTACCTAAGCTGCAGCCTACTGATGATGTTAAAGAGGAGATGAGTAAGCTATCTTCTGCAGAGCGTCAGAAGTTACACTGGCTACCACCTTCGAAAGATCGTTGGAAGTTACGTAGTAAGACTTATCAAGGCATAGCTAATGCTATGGCAGAACAGTGGGGTTAGTATGTGGTATATTCTATTAGCAATTTTACTAGTTATAATAGTCTGGACAGTATGGAGAGATATGAATGATTGATGTTATGTGTCTAGCCTTGACCATCTATTATGAAGCTAGAAGCGAACCGCTTCGAGGTCAGTACAAAGTAGCTGAGGTGGTTATGAATAGGGTTGAATCTGATAGATATCCTGATACTATCTGTGGAGTAATGAAACAGGATACAGGTCCACTAAAACACGACTGTCAGTTTTCTTTTTACTGTGATGGTAAACCAGAGAGACCATCAGAAGATATACCTTGGCTCTTTGCACAGATTATAGCTAATGATGTTGTAAGGTATGGTATCAAGAGTAATACAGGCGCAACACACTATCACGCTACCTATGTTAAGCCATACTGGAAGACTAAACTAAAGTACCTATACCAGATAGGTAGTCACCACTTTTATAAGGAAGTAAGATGATATTTGATATCGAAACAGACGGACTTGATCCTACGATGATACACGTAATGTCTTGGGAGCAAGATGGAGAGATTCATAGTACAAAAGACTATGATGAGATGAGAGCGAAATTGATGAGCGCCCCAGAGTTATCGGGTCATAACATCATACGCTATGACATACCTGCCTTAAATAAGATCCTTGGATTTTATGTAGCTAAACATCAGAGAGTAGTCGATACGTTAGCTCTATCATGGTATCTAAACTATGATCGTAGTAAACACGGCTTAGAGGGTTACGGTAATGACTACGGTGTACCTAAACCTAAGATAGATGATTGGGAAAATCTTAGTTATGAAGACTATGCACACCGTTGTGAGGAAGACGTAAAGATTAATATGAGATTATATAAAGAGCTTATGTACAAGTTAGGTAAGCTTTACAAGGACGATGATTCACTAAACAAGTGTGTCAACTATCTCATGTTTAAGATGGAGTGTGCAGCAGCGCAGGAGAAACTTGGTTGGCGTATCGACTACGCTAAAGCTAAGGGTCACTTAGATGAACTTACCGCTCTCAAAGAAGAGAAGATAACAGAACTTACCAAGGCAATGCCTAAAAGAGTTATCTACGCTGAGAGACTTAGACCAAAGAACTGGACTAAGAAAGACGGCAGCTTAACAGCTTTAGCTGATAAGTGGGTTGCACTTACAGAGAGTATGCACCTACCAACTTCAACAAAACAAGTTATGGTTGCCGTAAGAGAAGAAGAGCCTAACCCTAATTCTATAACTCAAGTTAAATCTTGGTTGTATGATCTAGGTTGGCAACCTACAACGTATGAGTATCACAAGAATAAAGAAACAGGTGAGGAGCGTTCAGTTGAGCAGATACGTAAAGATGGAGAACTTTGTGAGTCAGTTAAAGAGTTGTTCTACAGGAACCCCGAAGTGGAGCTACTGGAGGGTCTTACTATTATTAACCACCGTCTCGCTATATTTAAGTCTTTTGTGGATAGCACTAGGAACGGATACGTAACAGCATCTATAGCAGGCTTTACTAATACGCTTAGATTTCGCCATGCTAAACCTCTTGTTAACCTACCGTCAGTCGATAAGCCTTACGGTAAAGAGATACGAGGCTGCTTGATAGCACCTGAGGGTTATCAGCTATGTGGTGCTGACATGGTATCCCTAGAGGACACTACTAAGAGACATTACATGAAAGACCATGACCCCAAGTACGTACAGCAAATGTCTCAAGAGGGTTTTGACCCTCACTTGGATTTAGCTCGTTGGTCAGGTAAAGTTACTCAATACGATATCGACAGGCATAATTCTGGGGAGATATCACTTAAAGCTCTACGTAAGAAATATAAGGTGGTTAACTACTCAGCTACATATGGTGTAGGAGCTAATAAACTGGCTCGTACAATGGGGATACAGCTTGCCGAGGCGTCAAGTATGCTAGATGCCTTTTGGGATCGTAACTGGTCAATACAGACGGTCGCAGACAACTGTAAGGTACGTGAGGTAAATGGTGGTTCGTGGCTACTCAATCCTGTATCGGGTTTGTACCACTCACT